ATTTTTAAAAATTCATCTAGATACGGTTGTGTTATCTTTAAAAAATCTTCTGCATATGGAGGTGCTGATTTATTAAAGTAGTCTGTGTAATCAATATGCGTATGTTGAATACTATTATTAAAGGGAACCATAGACAATATACGGTTCCCTTCTTTTTTCCATTCAGTTATATTAACCTTATGGATATAAACAGTAAAGAGTGGTAATGACTCAATCGGCATATGTTGAATCTGGTTCCAACGCTATGAAGTAATCTAGATTATACTTGCTATTGGTAAACTTAGCAAGGTTCTTTCTAGAAATTTGAACTTCATATGAACCAGGAATCAACTTGATATTTTCGATCTTGAAATTAAATTCAAATATACTGTCGGTCTCCCCAACAACAAGAGCAAACTCATTAGAGTTGTCATTCTTCTTGTCACGAACTGTCAAAGTAATATTCCTTGCATTACCAACAGCAGCAAGATCTGGTAACTGATATATTGAAGATGCCTTAAGCAACTTCTGAAGTTGAATACTATCCAACTGGAATGATACATCAGGATTAGGTAATTCGATACCTTTCTCTGGTGGAGATATGATCACCTCAGGATCAGCAAAAGCAAATTTTACTTTAGTTGTTTCACCTTCACGAAGAATCATATAAGACTCATTCCTAAGATCGATGTCTGGGTCATTCATAAGATTGACACCATTTAAGAACTGTGGGAGATCATATATCCCAAAGTCTTTTTCAAAGTTTTCGTCAACTTCTGCCTCTGCAAGGATGTTCTTCATCACAGATATTGTGCGAAGTTTAGATCCTTTTTTAACCAAAATAGATTGGTTAATAGAAGAAAAATTTTCTAAGAGGTCGATAGTTTTATCAGATAGTTTCATATCCATTGGTTAAGAGTCCTTGTCTAATCCTTCAAAGTGGTATAATAATACAGCATAGTGCATTATCTTCTGTATGTCAAGTTTTGCAGTTCCTTTTTTGTCATATCGAGATGCATACTTAAGTATGTTACTGCGACAGAATGCAGATGCATCCCCGACAGAATCAATAAGATCTAGAGTCTGTATTTTATTAGAGTAGTGTTTGGAATATGTTTTTCCAATATACTCTTTAATACTATCTAAGATTTCATCTTCATTATACTTGTAATCTACAGGATATACTGGTGGGTATCCCATCTGCAAATCTTCAATAGTATCGTCTGGAACCTCTGGAGGCCATGGCGAACCAGGAGTCCATTCATAACCACCAGATTTTTCAATCCATTCATCATCTTTATCCATAATTGGATAATCCTCCTCAAAGGTTCCGTCTAGTATAGATGCTGCTAGACTCCATGCATTTACCATTATATCACTCCTAAGTGTTTGAGTCAACTTGTATGTTGAATATATTATAACTCATAGTTATCCTAGTGACATCACTTGTAAATGGATATACAGTATGTTTTAACTGTGCAGGGAATACAAATATGTCACCTGTCCTAGGAACTACTTTATAACTTCCAGTATACATGTATCCAGAAGGACCGTCAAGAAATTCTAACTGACCAGGACAAGGCATATTAGTTTTGTCCTTAACAGCATCAGATTCTTCTTCTATCTCTTTGGGAACATCAATCATTATAACAGAGGAAAGTTCACCACTGTGAACATGAACAGGATTGAATTCATTCTTCTTTTGAAAATTCATCCAAGGACCATTACCACAATTAAAAGTAAGTCTTGACATTGGTGGATCTGGTTGTCCTAACATATCTTCATTTCTTCTTTGTAAACATCCTGCCATATACCTAAAAATGTGAGGATAAATCTCCTTCACAAATCTATCAGGATCAAGTTCACATTGTAATTGATCATCTATATTACCTGCTAAATCCCATCCAACATTTTCATTTTTAATTTTTGTTTGGACAGATGCATCAACAAGAAAATTTAAAAAGTCCTCTGATATCACTTCATGTAATATCAAAGGACCAAAAGGTTTAATTAGCATCTTCAGATTTAAGATCTACATCTGCATCTACCTTATCATATAAGTCAAGGAAAGCAGATTTTGTTTCATCATCAAAACGATTTAAGCAAACTTGAATTGATTTAAGTTTGTCACCCCAGATAGCATAGGCACGAACAATGTGAACTAACCTACGAGTTGAGATAACCTCATCAACACCACCATCAAAGAATGTCTTACGAATGATGTCTGCCCAATCTACTAGATGCTTGCAGAATGGAATATCTTCGCACTCTTTCTCAAGAATCTTTTGCTCGATAGAAACACTAGGATATGATTGCTCAAATGTTACTGGGAATCTCTCAAGGAATGCTTCATTAAGAACATTAGTTCCAATGAATCTACCATCGTCAGAACCCTTACCTTTTGTATTAGCAGTTGCTATTACATTGAATCCCTTAGCAGGAAGAACATGCCTACCAATCTTTTTAAGAAATACTCCCTTACCTTCTAAGATAGATTGTAAACATAGTATCTTGTTAGATGCTAGATCGATCTCATCAAGAAGTAAAACTGCACCACGCTCAAGTGCTTCGATTACAGGACCGTTATGCCATACAGTACTACCGTTGACAAGACGGAAACCACCAATGAGATCATCTTCGTCAGTTTCAATTGTAATGTTGACACGAATAAACTCTCTCTTTGCTTGAGCACATGCTTGCTCTACAGAAAATGTCTTACCGTTACCTGATAAACCTGTGATGAATGCAGGATAGAATACCTTAGACTTAATGATCTTTCTGATATCATTGAAGTTACCAAATTTAACAAAGTGATCATCTATCTCTGGAATAAGATTTTTACTCTGTTCTGGTTGAGCAGCAGGTGCTGAATAATTTTTCTCTAGTGCTTCTGCCACAGTTAATGTCCACTTACCACGAGTAACTTTACGAAACTCTTTAAGTTTATTGACACGCTTTGTAACGCTTTGAACTTGTACATCAAAGTGTGCTGCTGCTTCATTTATTTGTTTGCTAGTAACTTCCTTAACAGTATCGTTTTTTGTTAAGAATGAAATCAAGTCTTCGTTTGAAAATTTTGCTTGGAAAGCCATAATGTTGTCTCGTGTATGTATATATTATACTGTAAATCAAGGGGGAATAAACCCCCAAGTGGACAGTTTGTTAAGCGACCATCTCAACAAATTCGCCTAATACTTTTTTGTTCATTTTCTTGTTAGTAAAAGACTTCTTGAAAGCAGATCTGATTTGTGCTTTGGTTGCATCCTCAGCAACTTCAAACTCAGTAGTATTTGAAAGATTGTTAGAAGAAAGAACAAAGAATGAATCGTATCCTTGATTCTTGATGGTGAAAGACTTGTGCTTTTTCCAATCAGCACGAGCACGATCTCTACTGTCAAAATCAGGAATGTAGTGAGAGATCATAGATGAAAGATCTCTATTGCCAAGTAAACGGAATCCAACAAAGTTAACTTGAGGGAAAGATGACTTTAGATCATCTAATAAGATCTTAGTAAACTTGAAATAGATATCACTCAACCTACGAGTATAACCATTGTGTCTTAGGAAACAGTTGCTACGAATATGCTTATGACGCAATTCTGGTCTATCTTCCCAATCACGCTGAACCATTGCAGTTCTACATAGTGAACTTGCTTCACCGTCAGTAAGTACAACACAGTTTACTTTTTCAACTCCAGTATTTTTTTGGAACTGAGGAATGATTTCATGAAGAGAAAGTAGTGCTTCATTCAATGGAGTGCCAGATAGTGACATTCTTCTAGGAGTAACACCATGTCTAGTACAAAAACCTTCTGCTATCTTCCAGATATTCAGCATCTGTCTCTCACATTCTTTAGCATTACAGTTGCTACTAAGAAGATTCATTAAACTGAAATGATCTTCAATGAATAATTCATCTGAACCTTGCTCTTCACGCTCAGGTCTCTCATCTTTGGTACCATAGTAGTACCACTCGTTAGTGAATGCGTAAACCTCATATGGGATGCCGACTTTGCGAGAAAACCATATCAAATTATACATCTGTTTTACTGTGTTTAGTAACACATCTGCCATAGAACCTGACCAATCTAGTACAAAGATCAAGCCATGATTCTTACCATCAGGGAGAACTGTAATCTTCTTGAAGATATCATCATTGTACTTGTACTGATGTAGTTTTAAGCAATCAAGAACTCCAGTTTTAGAAGTAGCAGCACGAGCATATGCAGATGCTGCTTTTTTCATTTCAAACTCTTTAACAAGATAACTAACTTCTTTACCAGTTGATCTCTTGAACTTTTGATATGCGTCTTCAGAATCTTTGTGCCATTCTGCTACCCAATTAGCACCACCATATCTTGCATACTCCTCACCCATTCTCTCTTCATAGGTATTCCAATCATCTTCAATATATGAGTGAATATCATCTACAGGAACTACAGTTCTATTGAGATCAATTTTTGGAAGACTTAGGTAAACTGGTGCTTCACGATTAGGGTCAAACTTACCTGCTAGTTCTTCTAATTTTTCTGCTAGTGAGTCTACAGTTTTAGTCTCAAAATCATTAGTAGCATGAGTACCACCTGATGTGCCTTTGTAATTAAGATCTTCTGTATCATCTTCGTCATCTAGTCCATCATCAAGATCAAAGTCTCCATCTACATCTTCTGGTTTAAAGTTGTTACCATCTCCTTCTGTTACTTCTTTATCTTCTTTTGATTGTTGATCTATCAAGTCATCTAGTAAGTCATCTAAATCCATAGGATTATCAAGACCACCTTGAGCAACACCTTCTTTTGAAGCTAATTTCTCTACAAACTCTAGATCTTTAGTTTGGTTCTCTTCGATAAAAG